AACAGCCCGCTTGGCGACACGGCCTCCATGACGCCGGTGAAACCCCACCAGCGCTGTGCAACGACAATTGGCAGGCTGACCAGCACGCCGAGGGCCAGTGCGATCACCGCGCGGCGGAACTGTCTCGCGGTCAGGCTCGACCCGTAATAGAACGCCATGGCCACGATGATGTAGCGCCAGAGCCGATCCAGGCCCTCCCACAACGGCCCCCAAAGTATGGTTAACGCACCCCAGATAAGGAAAAAGAGCCCGGCCCAGTGGGCCGGGCTAGGTCTTTCAAGCCGTATCCTGAAGATCAAGGCCGGCAGAACGAGAGAGAGAAAAATCCACTTGGGGGTATTGCTGGCTTCGGCGAAAATCGGTGCGTACAAGAGCGGTAGCAGGAACCAGATCAACGGCGCCGGCGCCCAATGTCAGCAATACGAGTGTTGGCTGCCATGGTTTCAGCATTGTTCGCCGCAGTTTCTTTGTCAAACAACGCCTTGACCATTTCTTCAGTTGTAGGCTCCGGCTCTAATTGCTCGAATTCTGCCGTCCAATCCGAGATTTGCTGTGCCGTGGGCGGTGGACCAAGATCGGCGGGCCATGCGGTAAGCTTGTTCTTACGGGTGCGTATGCCGGGCGCGTTGTCAAACTTCCACCCCAGGACAAAACCTAAATTCATGTGTCGATCTCGATAATTGTTAGGCTGGACCCGGCCACGCCGCCATAAATCCGCCCGGCACTTTGGCCGTTGAGGCTAAGGGTTGCTGCAGATGATGGTCCTATTTTAACCTTGAACGTTGTCTCGGAGATGGTGCCGGCAGCCATGCGATGATTTAACGATATAGTTTGCAGAATGTTGACGGACGAAAGCAGCTCGCCGGTGGCGACTAGCGCATCCTCCGTCGTATCCTGATGCAGCGCCACCGTCGCTACAACACCGGCTGTGTTGCTCGCTACCAGCGCATTCACAAGAATGACCAGAATGTTGTCCGTTTTGAGCGGCGTAATCGCAGCAGAGAGATACAGATTACCCTCACCAGTCAATTGAGGAATAGTATCGTCGAGCGGGGTTGTGGCCGAACCGGTGGCAACGGCAGCGTCGGCGTCCGTTATAACCTGCACGACGCGCGGCTGAGTGCTGGTACGTCCGCGCTCCTCCCAATCCGTGCCGTTGTAAACCAGATCCAGCTTGTCTCCGTCCGCGGCCACCATGGCAAAGTTCGTGTCGTCGCGAAGCAGGATTTTGGGGCTCGACCCGGTGTTATGACGAACGGTGATCGTGTCGCCGGTGTCGGGCTGGATTATCAGCAGGGTATCCGTGGAGCCGGCAAATGTCAGGGTGTCCAAGTCATCAGCGGTGCCGGACTCTGCCGCGATCACATGGTAGGAACGCGTAACCGTTACCGCGCCCGTACTGACCGTCAGCGTGCTCTTGGTCCAGGCCAGCGAGCCCGCCATGGGGTTGTCTTCGTTGGCGTCGGTGTTGATGACCTTGCTAAAGGCAGACAGCAACTCAGTGTTGATGGCTTCGGACAGCGTTTTTATGGGGTCGGCCAGCTTGTCCTTGTGCTTTGACCAGTTGAGCTGGTTGCTCGCCACAGCGCTGCCGTCGTCCGCGGGCGGACTGGTGTTGAAATTGACGATTGTCTGAGTTGCGTACGGATTTGTTGGAATCGGACTTACTCCTTGTCTATATTGGTCTTAGGTTCATCACCTAAGAGGGAGCATCGAAATGTTAGAAATAGCCGGCGGAATACTGATCGCAGCCGTGGTGCTTATTTTTGTGGATGCCTGGCTGCGAGTACCCAGGTTCTAGCGGCCAAGCACGGGCGTCGCGCTAACCGCACCTACGGTCCCGCCAATAATCGCCGCCTGCATGGCGCGTTGGCGAGCCTGTTGCTGCAAGCCTTGTTCGAATATTTCGTCCAGGATCGTGCGTTGGGCTTCGCGACCAGGCGTAAACATCATGGCGCCAAGTGCGTCCCGAACATCCTCGCCGCCTTGCTTAAACCTCACCGCCGCGCGGCCGCCCAAGCCAGCAATACCGCCCATAATTCCTCCAAACACGGTGTCGCGCGCAACTTTCGCGACCTCTGCCTCGGTAGACGCCAAATCTGCAAGATCAGCGGCTAGAGGCGCTGTACGCGAACCTGATAAAACCTCTGTTTTGGTTTGTGCCTTGAGCGCCATCCGCGACATGGTTCTTTGAAACTTATTAAACGCGACATCGCTTGGAAATGCTGCCCGCACTTTGTCCCTGATTTCGGGGCTGCCGAATATTGAGCGTATCACGCTGCGGCCATCGGTAACCTTATCAAGGCGTAGCCTGATGGCCTTGGCCACACCAATAAGATAGAGGTCTTTCTGCCCCTGGTCCATTTGCGAAACGGCATCTACGGTATCGTCAACACCGGTCTTGAGAAAGTTGAGACCGGATTCAATGGCTTCGACCATACTCATATCGTCCGACCATTGCGCCACCGCTTTGCCATAGGCGGGCGACTCTTTCTTGATCTCGTCGAGAAGCTGGCCTTTCAATACGACAATGTCGCGCATCATTTGATTATCGCCTTTTCGCTTGGCGACATTCGCCATGGAAACTAACCGCTTGAATGCTTTGTCTACAAGCAAGAATGAGCCATCGGGTGCGTTCTTGAAATCCGGGAACTTTCGCGCGTCTTTGATGGCTTTCTGTAGAATTGCCGAATCCTCGATCAGCTTGAAGATGGCGGTTCCTTTGAACTGTCCCCTAACCTCTTCGGCCGCTTCCTCGTAAAGCTGCTTGGCAGCAGCCTTGCGCGTGGCTGTAAGTTGTTGCAATGTCTGACCAAAGTCTTTGCCTGAAACGACATCGGTTATGATGCCTTTAACCTCGTCAGACTGCCCCGCCGCGCGGGCTAATAAAACGTCCTTGGCTAAGCCGGGCGTCTTGCCGGGCGCTGCTGCCGTACCGCGCGATATTGTCAGCAACTCGCTAATGCCACTGTCGCCCGTTGCCAAGTCAGCGATAATAGAATCATCTCCCAACTCGTCGAGCCGACGAATAATCTCGTCTTTCGAAACGCCTTTTCGGTCAAAAACCCGCGCAACCTTTGCTCTAGCCACAGCCAAAGTGCGCTCACTGATTTGCTGGCCATAGCCTAGTAGTTTGGTCGATCCCCGTACGAATGCACCGCCGGCAGCAATGCTTGCGGGGATGGCTGCCCCAAACGCGCCGCCCGTAACCGCACCACGAGCGGCCCCTTCTAGTCGTTCGCCAGCATCGCCCTCGGCAAACCCAGCGCCAGCTATCGCGCCGGTCGCGACACCGCCTGTCACGCCGCGAACAATGCCGGCACCTGCTGCAAGCTTGGTGGCGGGCGACACCACGCCGCCGATGATGTTACCGGCCAATCGTGTGCCGGGGCCGATTTGCTCGTTACGGATTCTCTGATCTAATAAGCGTTCATCAAACGAGCCGCCAAAAAACAGGGAATTGAGCCCTGCCGCAATCTCGTCAGCCGTGCCGAGCGTGACGCCCTCGGCAATCGAGCGCACCAAGTCATCCATGCGTTTGGCGTTATCGGCAAAAGATTCAGGGTTGCGGATCGATTGCCGGACACTCTCGATCTCGGCTTTAATATTGACGCTCGGCTTTGTTGGTCCACGCAGCTTGGCGATCTCTGCGTCAAGCTCGGGTTCAGTTGGCATTCTTTGCAGCCCGCAACTTTTCCAAAAGCTGCTGTTTTAGCCGGACTCGTTGAGTTTCCGAGACGTTCGGATTGTCTTCGAGAAACGCTTGAATGTCTTCCGCAGGCGGGTTGCCCTCAAGCAGGACAACAGCCGCCGCGTCGGCCTCACTGTCTACAGGCGCCGCCGTGCCGGCCGGGCTATCGGGCAAGGCGCCAGCGGTAGCGTCGAGTAGATCGGCAAGATCGTCTTTATCCAACAACGGCTTGGACGCCTGGAATTCGGCCAGCCTTTCATCCCAGCCAATATCCAAACGACCATTCTCTTTAACGTAGTTGCGCGCCAATTCAGCAACCTCGATATCAAGTTCCGCCGCACGTTCCATGGACCTCAGCAAAATCGTATTGGCCTCGGGGTCGTTTCCAAGGTTGGCCGGCAGGCTCTTGAAAAACTCCATCTCAGCATCGGAGACAGAGCCCTTCGTCAGGCTGATAAATTCCAACGCAAAGGCACCGGAAATTGCATCGATTACCTGTGCCGCGGCTATGTTGTCATCGATACCCAGGGCGTCGATATCAACGCCGAAGCCCTTGGCGATGCGCTTCAACTGCGTGCGGGTCGGCGCGAATTTTCCCGTCTGGATGCCTTCGGACAGTTGCTTGAATTGTGCCACCTGGCGCTGCAAGTTACGCGCCGGTCCGATGCGATCCTGAAGCTGGCCGAACTTGGCCGCCCCCCTACCTGCTATTGCTGTATCGAAAACTTGCTGCGCCTTGTCTTCCGCGCCGATCTGGACAAGTGGCGATTTGTCCCCGGGCCCGAAGTTCTCCAACGGCGTAGTCTTGCCTGTAGCGGGATCGAACATTGCCGGCTGCACGCCGCCGCCGGGCAAGGGCACCTGGACAAATTGCAAGTTCGGGTTGTTCTCGCTAAACCCTGCGATTTGGCTCTTTTGCTCAGGCGTTAGAGGACCGACGATGGCTTCGGCCTCGGCAATTGCGGTAACCGCTTTGGCCTGGCCTTGTTGTTCAGGCGTTTGACCAAGTGAAATACCTTCCTCAATCATCTGTTGAGCTGACACAGCGCCGGGGATGCCAGCCGCTTGCTGATTTTCTTCCAACCGCTGAGCAACTCGCATGAATGACTCTGACTTAGGATTGCCCCCCTTGGTCACGACCTCGCTGATTGATTTTACGAAAGTCTGCACGTCGTCGTTGATCTGTTTCGCGACTTTCGCCGCCTGCTGCTGCTCGGCTTGTTGCTGCTGCTGGTCAAGCTGCCGATTCTGGACGCCCAACTGGCCGCGCTGAATGCCAATTTGCTGCTGCGCCTGAATACCTTGCGCCACGCCGCCTTGAAAGAAGCCTCTATCGCCAGCCATCGGAGGCTACGCGGCCATCAGCATAAGCATCTTATCGACACGATAAGTGCACATTTCCTCGAAAAAAGAATGATCACGCGGCGGCAAGACAAAGTCGTCTACATACTGCCGAGACAACAACAGATAGAAATCGTTTTTATCAAAGCCCGGGTGGTCCTCACTGCGAAAGACAAAATCCAAGCGAGTGACGCCGTCCGTCTCGCCATCAGGGCAAGAGTAATCGCCGGCCACTGCCTGGCGAGCTTTTACCCTGTAGTTCCAGCCACAATGCTGTCCGCTTAAAGTTACGTTCATATGATCTCTCTCCTACCCAAAAATCGGGAGCGAAAACGACCCGCCACCTTGGCCGCCGCTGCCGGGCAAACCTAGACGGCCCGGATTTTTTCTGCCACCTCCCCCACCACCGCCAATGAGGCCGCCAAGCGCTGAGCCCGCCATACCGCCAATAGGCCCGCCCAACACACTGCCCGCAAAACCAAGGAGAGTACCAAACAGCTTGCCTCTTCCGCCCGCGGACTTCGCTGCGAATTCCTGCGCGAATTGCGTCTGCCTGCTCACCAGGTCGGCCAGTTGCACGCCCACGCCGGTGACCAGGCCAAGCTCGGCCAGCTCAGTGCCGATACCCTGGAGGATGTTCGCTTGCTCCGAACTCAGCAGCTCGGCATTGGCCTGCAGTTCAGCCAGGAACGACTGCGCCTCGAAACCGGCACCGGCCTGACCCTCTTCGGCCGCCAATCGCGACAATTCAGCAGTAGCAAAAGACGATCCGGCGATGCGCCGGCGAGCGGCGGAATCACGCAGATTGCCGCGCGCGCGTCCGAACGTGTTGGCGATGTTAGCTAAACCGGCCTGGCGAAACTCACTAAACCCCGGCTTGATGGTGCCGCGCAGCTTATCCAAATCCTGCAAGATTCTGGGGAAGCGCTCGGCAAACGCTTGCTGTATCGGCGTGTCCAGGCGCGTCAGGGTGTTGAACGTCTTCTCCTGGTCCTGGAATGAACGCAGGTTGAAGCCCGGTGTGCGGAACGTGAAATCCTTGGAGAAGTCCGGGGCCGATCCACCGCCGCCCTTACCGAATGACATCAGCCGTGCTTTCAAGCAGCGTAGCGGTGCCGCCGTCGCGGAAATAGTGCTTTGATTTTCCGATCACCCGCAACACTCCATACTGACAAAGCCGAATGAAAAACGCATGGTACTTCTGTTCGGCTGATATCAACAATTTATGCCCCTTTTCCTTGGACATATCGGCCAGGAATTTAAGACTTGCTTCAAGCCTGTTCCGCGTCGTCGCCCATGGATACCAGCTCACGTGAGGCCAGCGGTTGCCGTGCTCGTCCACGCGTACTGCCGCAACGCCAACAGCGTTCTTGCCGCCGGGGTTTTCGGCAAACAAGACATAGACCTCGGCCACCTCGGCCAGGAGCGCGCCCAGGATGTTGCGGAACTCTTTCCATTCGAGTTCCCGCGGCAGGTACTCCACCTCGGCAAAGCCGCCTTTGACATAGGCTGCGTACATTAGATGCATGTCCCGCACGGTGGCGATCCGATACGACGCCCCGCGATGCTTATGCAGGGCAATCCGAAGCTGGCGATGCGGACTGGTCGTCGATCTACCTGCTTTGGAAGATGATCCCGATTTCCTCGATGTCTTGCTCCGTGGCGCCTGTAAAGGATGCCCGGACTTGGAATTGCGATGAGTCTCCGGAGGCGATGCTGAACCGTTTGCGGTGGAGCCGGCCTTCGAACTGGGCGCCGTAATAGGTTGCTCCGCCGTAATAGTAGACGCCTCCATAATGTGTCGCCTTCTCCGTTGGGTCGAGCGTGACGGTGATGGCCTGATCGAACAGGTTGAGGCCGCCGTATTCAAAAGTGATCGTCAGCGTACCGCTGACCTTGCGGCGGTAGCTTACCCACCCACTGACATTAAAGACCTCCCCGTCCAAGGGTGCTGATACAACGCCGGATAGACGCTCGGCGGTAATGTCCGCGGTGCCGCCGTCCTGCCCGCCGCTGCCCTCAAGCTGGAATATTTCGCCTGCCGCGCCGCCCATATAAACATGGTGCAGTTTGTCCGTTGGCCGCTTCATGGACCAAACGGCTTGCGGTTGGAAACTCAGACCGTGGTCCGTCTGCCAAACCGACCAGGGCGATATCTCAGACAAGCCCTGCTGTTGTGCAGCGACGCCGCGCGTGACGGCGTCAAGAAACGACTTGTGGAAAACGAATACCCGGCTTTTATCCGGGCTGAAACACAAGACCTTTTGCCTGGCCTCGTTGAAAACAAGCGTCCAGTCGTCAATGTCCTTCACATCGTCCAGGATCTGCCTGGTCAGGTCGTTGACGTTCACCTGGCCTAGTGTGTCCGTGGCGGCCAGGCTCTCGATGCGGCCCACGTTGCCGATGTAGATGTCATTGCCGACGAACACCATGGCCTCATCGCCGACAGCGCCCGACCCCGCATAGAACTTGGCGAACCGAAATGCATCCGTGGTCGTCGATACCTGCGCCGAAGACCCCAGCAGGCTGTAGATGCGCGACTCTTTGGTTGACAGAACCACACGGTCAAACGCTGACACCAGACCATTGATGGCCCGCAGGTTCGGCGTCAGCAAAAACCACGGATCCTCGTCGCTCAGACCGCTCGCGGGGCGGTTAGCGACATCGAGCGTTTTCTGGTCGCCTCGTTTCGATCCCACCAGCATGTGAGGCGTTGCCGTGGCACCGGATTTGACATTGGCGAAGTAGGCCCGCTCGTCCTCAACCGCGATGTAACGGGCGAAGAAATCCCCCCCAAGGTTATGCGCCAGGGTCGTGAGGTTGGTACCGTCCCAACTCAGTACCGGCTCCTGCTCGTCGAGATCGGCGATCAGCGCTACCTCGTCCAGCGGCCAGTTTGCCGTCAGCGGACCCCGGAGGCGGGCTCCGGATGCCACGGTACCAACTTGTACAAATGTACTCTCGCCGTTCCATGTGTACATGGTGGTGCCGGCCTGGATCAGCGTCGTTAGCGTGCCGTTGCGCTTTTCGAGCTGTGCAAAGCCCTTGATGGCCTGGGCATTGGGGGCTGTTGCCACCAGATCGAACGGCCTGCGCCGGGCGAACAGCGCGTCCTTGATATCCAGGTCGAAGTTCTTGCCGTCGGCGCACTCCGCCGGCTGAATACGTGTCTCCGGTGTTCGCGTGTTCAGGCCGGCGCCGAACCGGATGACGACCGGCTCAATCGACGGCTTCTTAGGCCGCGGCACGGCGTGCGTATCCCCTACGCGCCGGCTGGTTTCTCAGGAACTTCGCCGCCCGGGCCATTGATGTCTCGAATATGCCCTGGTCGAAATCCGTCTTCATCTTGCGGTTCATGGTCTGTACCATGGCATCGTTCAGCGCGCGCGTCGTCTCGTCGGAAAAAGGGAAAGTGTCGGTCGTGCCGGTGAGATTGATCTCCTTCTTGTAATAATAGGTATAGGTCTCCCCCACTTCGGACGAGGTCGGCATTGCGTCGATACGCAACTGGCCGTTGGTCGTATTGATGGCCCAGAACCTCGGCCGCCCGGTGAAATCCGTAACATCGATGATATCGGCAACCATCTGCTGGAAACCGCCCGGGTAGGGAAACAGCGTGTTGATGTTCGTGGTATCGATGGGATTGATGTCCATGACCTCGAAATCAGAGGCCAAGGCATACTCATTGTCATCCTGCGCCAGCACGAATGTCGATGAGGCTGCCGCCTGGGGTTTGGTCAAGCGGCAGCGCTGGAAAAGTTCATCGATAATGTCATTGATCGTTTGCAGGCCCTGGTCAATCGGCACCTGGTAAGCCGAATCGGTGAACGTCGTGAGGTCCGATTGGATGACGCTGGACTGCGTCAGTACCGAGTTCAACTGTGCCAGGAGCGTAACCGTTTGGGCCATGGGTTAGCCGGCTACTCCTGCCATGCTGGCGTCAACGATCTCAGTCCTGTTCATGTTGGCCGCCGTCTCTTCGGCCAAGACCCGGCTCTTGTGCTTGGTATCCTTGATCTGGTGGTCACCCGCCCCCCGGTCATAGATGAAGAACCCGCCAAAGCCGCGCTTGGCATAGTAACGCGGTAGATCGATTGCCGCTTCCTGCATTTCTTCAGGAGCGGGTAACGGGTCCGGATCAGGCTCTGCGATCACCTTCCTTGGGCGCCCGGGGCCGGGCGCCGGGGCCGGGATGTTGGCAGGATCGAGTCCCATAGCCTTCAATGTCTCGACAACTTTCTCCTGGATGACGTCCCGCGCTGACGGTATAGGAAACCGGCCCTCAAGCCACGCGGCGCGGACGATGGGGCGGATCTCCGTCGCCGGCCGGTCGCCATCGACCTCAATGCCGAATTTCTTGCATAGTTTGACCATCTCGACACGGCGAACACCGTCCCAACCATCGCCATCGCCGGCCATGTCAAGTTCCGGGCGGTCGTGGGCAACCACATCGAGCGCTTGGCCGAGAAACCGGCCAAGATCGGTCTGAAAATCATTGTTGACCTGCATTGTATCGCTACACCTCTATTTTGAGCGCGGCCAAAAGCTGGTTCCGCGACATTGATCCATAGTCTTCGATTTTCTTCTTGGCGGCCATGGCTTCGAGGCCATCCTTGCCGCCTCGGCGCGGCCCATAGGGGCGCTTGCCGCCACACGTCTCACCTGCGGTTAGCGTGCCTTCCATGACCTGGGAGGCGGGTGTGTAGGGGGCGGCCACCACAGGAGCGGCCTTCTTTCGTCTTGCCATCGTTTTCAGAATCTCTTTGAGGGCACGGCGGCGCCTACTTGCCGCCGCCGTGCCCAGATCAATACCTACAGCAGCCTGCTGGCGCCCGTGGTGATCACGCGACCCCAGGTCGAATTGAGGATAGCGCCCGTATGCCAGCCCTTCCAAGCTAGGGACGATACTTCGTTCAGCGGGTCGCCAGCACCGGCAGAGCCCTTGGGATTGTTGATGATGATCACGCCCGGAATGCTGTCGCCGGCCATATAGGCTTCCTTGATCAGCGACGTGTCGAAACCCACCGAGCCGTGACATTCCATGCCCACCACGACCGTGTGGTAGACATCCGCGGACGCACCCGACGTGGTGCGCAGAGTGGCGCCCGGATCGCCGCCGGTGTCGGTATCGATGGAGCCCTCCGAGGAGGCCACAAACCGAATGCCGCCGACCGTGCCGAACTCGCCCGGCGCAATAGCCGTTTGCCCGGCGTAGCTCTCCGCGGCAATGAAGCCCGTCAGATCGCGGATATCTTCCTCCACGTCGTGGTGGCACATGCCCCAGAAAGCCGCTCGCACCGGTGACGTGCCGACATTCGTGGAGCCGGCGGTCGCCGCCGTGAACATCAGCGCATCGTTGCGGTTGAGCGTGTTGGTCGCCTGGCGGATCAAACCACGGGTGATAATCCCCGCCACACCCGAGTCCGCTGTCGCACCGCTGGCGCGAATCTTGGTCAAGTTGTCTTCCAGGATATTCCGCTGGAGACGGTTGAAGCTGCGACCGGCCTGGATGCCCAGGACTTCCATCAACTTCATGGTCTGGCCGTTGACGTTGACAACCTCTACCTCTTCGTTGAGGAAGATGAAATCGCCGTATTTGGCCACGGTGGCCGTGACTTCGGTCGTGCTCGGCTGGGTGGCGTTACGCGTCGGCAGACTGAGGTTGCCTGTCAGCGCGGTCAGGGCTGTCGTGGTTGGGGTTAGATTCTCAATACGGCGCCACTGGACGGTGAAACTATTCCTGTGGGCCGTAAGTTCGCCGGCCTCGGAGCCGACAAAATAAAGAGCCCTTGCTTTTGCATTTCGCAAGAACTTTTCTTGGTGAACCCGGTTTACGGGTGCCGCAATTTCAACAACTGTCGTTAGTGCCATGGGTTTGCCTCTTGGCTAGGCCGCCCGTCAAGCCGCCGCGTTTTCCTTTTCCAGCTTCTTGGCCATGGCGTTGAACTCCGCGTCCGACATCTGGCTCATGGTCGCTTGGTCTGGGATTTTCGGTGTTTGCTCGGGTGGCTGGTTTGCAGATCCCCGAACAGCGGCCGACACGGCCTCACGATCCGATGCCAGTTGAGACGTTGGAAAATCGCCGGCAAACTTTTCGGCCAAGCCGCCCCGCACCCGTTCCCAGGTCTTAGGGTCGCTGACCGCGTTCTGATACGCCGCCAGGATACGCGGGTCGCGCCGCGCCTCGGCTTCAAGCATGGCCTCCAGCACCGCCGGCCGCACGTTTTTCAGGCTCTCATGCGAGCCCTGCATTGACGTGATGGTCTCGGTGAGTGCCGTTGATGCGCGTTCGTCGCGGGCCGTGGCTTCGAGTTTGTCGAGCCTGGCCTGCATCGCCGCTACGTCGGGCGAGTTCGCTGTATTTTCCGGTGTCTCAACAGGTGTCTGATCGACCTGTTCGGTGTTTTCCTGAGCCTCGATGCCATTCAAAATGTCATCGATACTCTCGACCTGCTCGCCCGAGCCCTCGGTCGCCTGCGTTGCAGACGCCTCGTTTTCCGTAGCAGCAGCTTGCTGGTTATTGTCTTCCGGTAACATCGTCACTCCTTGGTTTCGATATATCCCAACTCTTTCAATAGCGTGGTCTCTGACTCGCGTTTACCGTCCTGGTGCACCCACTGCGAATGGGCCCAGCTGGTGTCACCCTGTAGCCGCCGCCAGGGCGACAAGGTTGTCCGGGATTCCCACAGGAGCTTCAGGATCGCCTGCCAGTTGGGGTTGCCCTTCAACTCCGCCAGGAACACCTCCAGGTGCCTGGGCAGGTTCTTGGCTGAAGAAGATTTCAACG